TTCTCCCCTGTCTCCTTTCGGCCCCTGGATCCCAGGATCCCCCTTGTCTCCTTTTGGGCCTTGCGCTCCCGCAGGGCCCGTCTCTCCTTTGGGCCCTTGAATGCCCTGTGCGCCAGTGTCGCCTTTCGCTCCTTGCGGGCCCGTATCACCTTTTGCGCCTGTATCACCCTTTGGCCCCTGCAAACCGGTTTCTCCTTTGTCCCCTTTGAGGCTTCCCAGCCATTGGGCCTGCGTGCCGGTAAACCCTGCGGCAACAGCCAGCTCATACGCCGACGCGCCGTCGTCTCCGGTTTCGCCCTTGGGCCCCTGGGGGCCGGTTGGCCCGGCTGCACCCTGTATGCCTGGTTCTCCTTGCGGTCCGCGTTCTCCAGTCTCGCCCTTCGGTCCCTGAGCACCGGTTTCGCCCTTGTCTCCTTTGGCTCCCGTGTCTCCCTTGGGACCCTGGGGCCCTCTCAGCCCTTCCAGCTGTTCCGGGGTAAAGTCAGCATAAGTGAAGGGATCGCCCTTGGGGCCCTGGGCCCCGGTTTCTCCGGGCGCGCCCTGCAGCGGGCCGTTGTCCATCCATTCCGTGCCGGACCAGATGTAAATGCGGTAGGGCGGGGCGCTTCCCACGTTGTAGGCCATACCCGCCGTGGGGGAGGCCACCGCCGCCTGCAGCGCCTCCACCGTGGCATACTGTCCCAGGATGGTGAGTCCGGTTCCCGTCTCTCCCTTTACGCCCTGCGGCCCCTGTGGTCCGGTGTCCCCTTTGGGGCCCTGGGGGCCAACCGGACCCGTGTCTCCCTTGGGACCGGCAGCCCCAGTGTCGCCTTTTTCTCCCTTAGGACCCTGGGGGCCTGTCAGCCCTTGGGGCCCTTGCTCGCCTTGGGGGCCCACAGGCCCGGTAAGCCCCTGCTCTCCTTTGGCCCCGGTATCTCCTTTCGGGCCTTGTATTCCCTGTTCACCTTGGAGGCCGGTGTCTCCTTTTTCTCCCTGGGGGCCTTGGGGGCCTATAGGACCCTGGGGGCCAGTATCTCCTTTTAGCCCTTGGGGCCCGGCAGGGCCTGTATCGCCTTTGTCCCCCTTAGGCCCCTGTTCCCCGGTGAGGCCCTGCAGGCCGCGCTCACCTTGAGGGCCTGCGGGTCCAGTATCTCCTTTGTCTCCTTTCAGGCCCTGCGGCCCTGTAGGCCCCATCGCGCCGGTGTCGCCCTTCAATCCCTGGGCTCCCGTGTCGCCTTTGGCTCCCTGCGGCCCCACAGCGCCGGTCTCGCCTTTGGGACCCTGGATTCCCTGGGGTCCGGTGTCTCCCTTGGCAGCGATCAGCCGCCATTTGCTTTTGTCCGTGGGGGATATCCCGGTGCAGGCCGCCAGGTTCAAATAGCTGGAGCCTTCAAAGGCAACCTTGTTCCCCGGCACATAGGCTGCGACAGCATCGTAATCGTCCCAAAAGTTCCTGGCGGATTCGGCGGCTGCCCGGGCCGTTTCCGCCGTATTCCGCGCAGCTTCCCCGGATACCCGCTCCTGTTCCGCTGTCTGCCGGGCCGCTTCTACGGTCTGCCTGGCCTGCTCTGCGCCGGCCCTTGCGTTTTCCGCGTCGACACGGGCGGTTTCCGCCGCGGCAATGCGCGTATTGGTGGCGTCCACGGTTTGCAGCTTGGAGGTTACGTTGCCAATGGCCTCCTGGTAGCTTTGCTGCAGGCTGTTCAGGTTGTCAATCAGGTTTTCCCCGATTAAATCCGTGCGGTACAAGACATAATCCGATGAGCTGGCCGCCAGCAGATACCGGCCAAGCCCCGCGATATTCCCGTACTTGTCGTTGTCGGTAAACAGGGGGATTTCATACTTGACAAAGGCCGCGCCGTCCTTGGTATAAAACATCCGGTCCCCGTTGCCGTACACAAACATGCCCGTCAGGTTGACCGCAGCGTTGCAGGACTGGAATCCGCTGCTGCTTTCCGGGTAGTCCAGCCGCGTCATGGTCCATTGCCCCTTTAGGATGTCCGCAGATTCCGTATAGTAAAAGTTGGCCTGGTACTTATATTTGCTGGAATACGGAAATAAAAACACCTTGCCCTGGAACACGGCAATATCCGGAAAGTAGTATGCAGCGTCGTAATCGTCGTAGACTTGGGTCCAGGCCTGCAGGTCTGTGGATACCGCAGCCCAGGCCTTGTAGTTGTACTCGTCTTCCGTCAAGGCAAAGGCATACCGCCCGGCGGCAACGTATCTGCCGTGAATCTCGTCGTAAGCGATGGATGTGGCCACCATACGGGTGTTGGGGAGGGAAACGTGGATAGGGGACGTGCCGCCCTCTGTGAAATAATAAATGTTGTTTCCCGTCGGGGTGCTCTCATAATCCCCGCCGGGATGGATCAGCGCAAAATAGTTCCCATTGAGATATTTTGTCTGCATAAAAGGCGGGGAGGCGCGCAGGCCGGGGAATGTAATGCTGACCGGGGTGTCCCAGTAAGGCTCCCCTGTGACGCTGGAAATGCCGCCCCAGACAAGCCTGTCGTCGTCGATCACCAGAATGCGCGGCCCCACTGCCAGGCCTTTTGCCATGAAAGCGTGGTCATCGTCCGTGCTGAACTGGGTTTTCTTCCAGGTTTTCCCGCCGTCGGTGGAAAAATAGCTCCCTGTACCGTTCCAGCTCCAGGCGTCGATGAGCAGCAGCGTCCCGTCCGGCGTGATTGCCGCGGTATACTCCTGGCTGTCCGCATAAGTTCCCTGCCAGAGAGGGCGGAAATCCCCCAGGTACTTGTCCAGCACCTCGTCCAGATCCGCGCCGGCTTCCTGGGCCTGTTTCAGCAGCTCCGCGATTTCCCCCTTGCTCTGCAGCAGCGTGGCCAGCGGCCCGAATTCCGGCAGGCTTGCCACATCGTCCAGGTTGTTTGGCTCTACGCGCAGCATAAAGCTTTCACTGCGCAGGTCCATGTCCTGGGATACCACCTGCAGCGTGCAGGGGTGGAGCCCTGCCTTGTCGCAGGCCTGGTAGGGGAGTACGGCCGCCGCGGCGTTGTCCGAAGTCAGGCTGCATTCCACCAGCACGGGAGCCTCCGGGCTTTCAATGTGCAGGGTCACTGTGGCATCCGTGGGAATCTCCACTTCCCGCCCGTGCAGGTCGTGCAGGTGCATCACCAGCCGCTGCGCTTTTGCCTCGCCCTGGACGGCATGCACCACCGTTGTTGCGGCAGGTCCCCCCAGGGTCACAATGGTTTCTTTCATCCTTTTGCCCCTTTCTGCATTTTTGCGATCGTCCTGGCAATATCCTTGGGCAGGCTGCCGATCTCCAACTCCTTGTACCGGTCCCGGAGCACGTCGTACCTGACCCGCACCACGCGGGCGGTTATGTAGACGCCGAATACCCGGTGAGCCACCTGAACACGGTCGTACAGCTTGATGGGCATGCCCTCCGGAACCTCCGTAACCTTGGCCGTAATGCTGGTCTTTGGGTTTATCTCCTGCCGTCTGAGCCAGGCTAAAGCGATGTCTTCCATGTTGGACGACATGGGCTGGGACGGCACGTCGTCCGCGCAGTTGTACAGCCGGTGCCGGGTTACGCCGTAGGGATTGTCTGCCAGCGTAAAGGGCCCGGAGTACCCGCTGTACGTCTTGCTGTCCTTATAGTAGATGTAGACTCCCGTAGCCGCCTCCGACACATCGGAGTCCCGGGAAAAGGAGGCCATGTTCCCGCCGTATTCCACAACAAAATCCCGGTCTTCTCCATAGAGGCCGATTTTTACATCCTGGTTGTCCCATAGGATTTCCCCATTGAACTCTTCCGCCAGCTTTAACACGCCCTCCCGCATGGAATAGGGTTCCTCAAAAGCCCAGTGGTGATAGTCCGTGTCCGCAGGCAGGCTGCAGGCAAAGGTAAACCCGTCCCGGGTGCTGAACCGGTTCGTCAGCATGGTTTCCAGCAGGTACGAAGGCCTTTTGTCGTCCAGGGTAATAGGCCCTGTATAGGAATAATTCAGGTCATAGCTTAAATGCTCCGCGAAAGCCGTGACCACCGGCGTTCCTCCGTCCATGCGGTACTCTGTGCGCGCTATCCGAAAAAACTGATTGTTGGACCCCACGAAAGGATTCATAGCGCCCAGGCTGACCCGTATCAGCGCGTCCGGCGCCAGATACCGGAACAGCCTCCCGGAGGCGGGGTAGGTGAGTTCCAGTTCGAAAACTCCCTCGATGTCTTCTGTGACCTCGCAGCCCGTACAGTCCGCCAAGGTGCCCAGGCCGTCATGCTCCGGCAGCTTCCCGGTAAACCGGATCTCCGTGCCGGCGTAAATGGTGGGATAGCTCATATCCGCCTCCATCTGGGAATGATCCCGATTTGATCCGCTATCCCTCCGGAAATCCCGGAAATGGTCACGGTGTTTTCCCCGGGGACCAGTACGGGATACCCGCTGCCCGTCTTTTTGCTGTCCGCCGCATTCCCCGTCAGCCCGTCCGTGGTGCGCATGGCTGCGCTGTCCAGATCGATGCGGGCCGCCACATTGGCAAGCGTCCAGCTCTGCCCGTTGACCGTCAGCTTGATGCTGCCCGCCCCATATACCCGGATCACCGGCAGCGCTTCATATCCTTCCAGATTATGAATCTTTGCCGTAGTGCCCCGGAACCGCAGCACCTGATTCCCAGCCCAGGAATACTTGTAAGGGTCGCACGTAAAGACAAGTTCCTGACGGGCGGCCCTGCGCAGAAGCAGCTCCGGATCAACAGGGCCGGTGCATACGCCATACCGGAAATATTCCGGGTCGTAATTGTCTGCCAGCACGCAGTATTTTTCTGGGGAAAGCCACCGAATAATCTCGTCCACGCGCTGAAAAATTTCGTCTTTTTCCTTCGACACGCACCATACCCGGTAAGTAACTTCCATGTTTTCCCAAGTCCCGTCCCCGTACACGTAGTCCTGCGACCGTCCGGGGACTGAAATGATGGAAAGCCTTTTCCGAGCCCGTTTCGTAATTTTCTTTTCTTCGATTCCAAGCCCGAAATCCAAGGAAGAGACGCCGTTAAACTTAAAATAGCTACGTCCAGCTACCACCTGCACGCACCGCCTTTCTCACGTCATAATCCAGTCTTTCTTTAATGCTTTGATACAGATCTTCTCCGTTTTCTCCGTGGGAATCGATTTGCACCGCACCGCTTTTTATTTCCACATAAATAGGCCTGGCGCTTCCCCCAATATTGGCCGTCTGCAGTTCCTGCAGTGATAGATTCATGGTATCGATAGATAACACGGCCTCCCGAAGGCTGCTTCCCATATCGATTTTCAGGGCGTTTTCCACGACGTCCCGGGTACTTTCAGCAACCTTTTCCCGTCTGCTTTTGATACCTTCAATCATGCCGTCTCCCACGTGCTGAAACATCTCAATGGTCTTTTGGGAAGGGGATTTCACCTTGGCAGCCTGGTTTCCGGCGGCAATCGCTCCGGAAACAACGGAGGAAACCGTGGCATACAAGGACGACGACCTGCTATAAATACCCTGTATCATGCCGTTCACCATCTGAGCCCCTGTGTATTCGAAACTTCCTGGAAGGGAATTGATAGCGCTTCCAACCGTTTCTTTCAAGTTTTCTAAAATAGCACGGGTTCGTTGAGAAATGGGGGAGAGGGCGTTCGAAAACTGGGCGACAGATTTCTTTGCAGACTGTTCCATTATGTCTGCGATTTTTTCTCCTTGCTTCTGTACCGTTCTAATGACGTCCGGGCCTTTCTCCTCTATGCCGCCAATCAGCCCTGCATCGAGATTGATCCCCATCTCCTTTGTGACTGTGGAAGGGGAGTGTATTCCGAAACGTGCACGCAGGGTTTCAAGGGTCATTTCCGCCATTTCTTCTGCGGAGAACCCTACCGAAGCAGCGTTGTCAGAGATACCTTTGGACACGCCGTTTGCCACATTCTCTCCGATGCCTGCATAATTTACCCCTGCGTTTGCAAATGCGTTTTCCAGCATTGCGGTAACGTCATCGCTTAAATCGTATTCCTTAGCCGCTTGGCCAATGGCGTAAAAGGTTTCGTCGGTTTGGGATTTGAGGCTGACGAGCGTGCGGGCGTAAGATTCTTTTGCCTGCTCGGTTCTCTCGAATTCAGAATTGAATCCGTCCACAAATTTTTTGGCTTCTTCGCTCATCCCTTCTGTGGATCCGCCCAGTTCCTCAATTTTCCCAACGATTGTGGCGATATAGGCTGCGCTATCCTCTGAACCGTCCGACAGCGCGGCCACGAGGCCTTCCGTAATGCCATACTTCGCCGCCTTTTCCAGGTTCATCGTGTAGTTTCCGATGTTTTCCGCCTGGGTCCGCCAATGCTCTGCCATTTCGTCTACAGACAGGTTGGCGCTTTCCGCCGCTTGGTATGCGAAATCCCCGAATAACCCCGCCGTGCCGGATATGGCCGAATACGCGGCCTCATAGGATGCCTTGTATTCTTCCGCCAGCTCTTCGCACATTTTTTTAAGAGATTTGGAGGCGGCCTCCTGTTCCTCCTGGGATATGGCAATCTTTTCAGAAGCAGCGCTGTACTCCTCGGCTTGTTTTGTCCCCTCCGCCTGAGTGTCGGTCAGCTCCTTCACTGCCTCCTCTGTATCCCTTACCGCTTCGCTTGCTTCAGCCAGAGCGTCGCTGTTTTCTTCCTTTGCCCTTTGGTAGCTTTTTTCATCCTCTTCGGCCTGGCTCAGCTGTTCGGAATATTCAAAGATGCTGTCCGACAGCATCCCGTATTCCTCCGCCAGTCCCTGAAGCTTTTCCGCCGCCTGCTCGTCGCCGTCGAACGCCTTTTCCCGCAGCTCGTCCATCTGCTTTTCCAGCTCCAGCTGGCGCTCTTCGGCGGCGGTGATGTTTTGAATCGCGCTCTCTTTTTTAGCCAGGGCTTCATTCAGCTTGTTTTCGCTGATCTGCGCGTCTGTCTGTACTTTGGTGTATTCCTTATAAACCTCTGTCAGGCGTTCCTGATAGGCCTGCTGGATGGCGTTGTTTTTCCAGGCCTCCGTGTTCTTTCGAAGCGCGGCGGTTCCGCCTTCAATAGCGTCGTTTTCCAGATCGATGTATTGTGCCAGCTCCGGAACGGCCTGGCACAGCAAAAGGAGAGTGTTGTGGTATTCCTCCTGCTGCTCTTTGGTATGCACCCCGGCGGCTTCCAGTTTTTCCAGCTTTTCAATGTAGGTTTCCGCCACCTGGGCGGCTGCTTCCGTCCGGGAAACAGTATCCTCATAAATCTTGTTTTGCTCCTTCAGAGCATCCTGTAGGTTTTTAGCGTCCTGTGTGAGTTCTTGAAACTCCGGTGAGCCGGCCGCCGCGTTGGCCGCTGCCGCGAAAATGGCCGTTCCAAGCGCCGCCACCGCAGCTGCCGCCAGAACGAACGGGTTTGACATCGCAGCGACAGAAGCCGCCAAAATTGTCTTAGTCAGCTCTGCGGTTGCTATTTTTGCAATGACAGCGCCCCCTGCCAGTACGGCTATCCCCGTTGCCACAGCTGCGATCGCCGGTACCACCGCTTCGTTCTGCTCCACAAAATCGGCCGCCCATTTCGCCGCGTCAGTTCCCGCCTCCGCAAGGCCTGCCAGGGTAGGGTTCAGCTGGTCTCCCACGGCAGCCTTTAAATTTTCCACGGAATTTTTGAACATGGTGAATTTGCTTTCCGTGGTCTCGTACCGTGTCTCCGCCTCTTTTGCAAGAGCGGTATTCTCCTCCCAGGCAATGTTTGCAATTCCGATAGAGCTTCCCAGAAGCTCCGAGGCTTTCCCCAGGCTTTTGAGCATATTGGTCTGGCGCACACCCTTAATCCCCAGATCTTCCAGGGCTATCGTGCTGCTCTCTCCGGCTTCTTCCATCTTTCCCAGGCCGCCGATAAACGCCTCCACAGCTTTTATGGGCTCGTTTTTCCAGGTAGTGGAAAACTCCTCGGAGGACATTCCAGCGATCCGGGCGAATCCTTCCAGCTTTTCTCCGCCTTTTGTGACAGCTTTCTCTATGCCTGTAAGGGTCTGGGTCATGGCGGTGCCTCCGGCCTCCGCCTCGATGCCTACAGAACTCATGGCGCCCGCCAGAGCCATAATCTCCGGCTCGGTCAAACCGGCCAGCGTCCCCGCTCCGGCAAGCCTCTGAGACATGTCCACAATTTTGGATTCGGTGGTGGCGAGATTATTTCCCAGATCGGTAATCACAGACCCAAGATTCTCATATTTACTGGGGTCCATGCCAGTCACGTTCGTAAATTGGGCCAATAGCGTGGCCGCATCCTCGGCGGTCATGTTGGTGGCTACGCCCAAATTTGCCATCGTCTTCGTGAACCCGATGATGCTCTCTTTTTGAATGCCAAGCTGCCCCGCAGCTTCAGCAATATTGGCGAATTCCACGGCGGAAATGGGGATCTCTGTAGAGAGGGCTTTGAATTGATCCCCCATTGCAGAAAGCTCCTCGTCGGTCAGGTCCGTAGTCTTTTTTACGCCCGCCATAGCGGACTCAAATTCTGTCGACGCACGGATGCAGTCCGTTACCGTCTCATAGACGCGCCGCAGGGCCATTCCCAGCTTGTCCGACAGAGCGACTGCCAGAGAGGCAATGTTGGCCTGCATTGCCGTTGCGGTTGTTTTGGCCTTTCTTTGCTGCTGTTCAGTCTTGTTTAATGCTGTCGAAACGCCTTCGTAAGCATCCTGTGTTTTTTTCAGCTCCGCAGTCACCTTGTTCAGGTCCGTTTTTGCCCGGTTCAGAGCGATGGTCCAGGAGCTCACGCCCTTCTCCGCTGCCGCTGCCTTTTGACTGTTGGAAGCGAGCTCTGCATTGAGTTCCTTGTTTTCCAGCAGAAGCCGTCCAGCCTCCTTGGCCGCCCCGTTTGTGGACTTGTCCAGCCGCTCCATCGCCGCCTTTGCCCGGTCCACCTTCGCATGAAGCTTTTCCTGTTCCTCCGTGGTATCCCCCGAGGTCTTTTTCAGTTGTAGCAGCTTTTCCTCGCTGTCGGAAACCGTTTTGGCATAGCGGTTCCACCGCTCACCGGATTTTTCCGTCTTTTCTCCCAGTTCTCCCAGGGCGGCGCTGTTTTTTTCCAGCCTTGCCTTCAGCTCTCCGTTTTCTTGCCCATACTTCCGGACGGCGTTTTCTGCGTTTTCCAGCGCCCGGGCTACCTCTTCCACCTTTTGCCTCTGGGCTTCTTCTATGGCAGCCAGCGCTTTTCCTTTTGCGCTGACGGCATCCATACTGTTTTCCTGCCCCAGGAACCTGCTTTCCACTTCCTTGAGCTGGGACTGCAGCACCTTTAAGGAGGCGTTGATATTTGAAACGGAAGCGCGGTAAGTATCTTCTCCCTCGATGGCAAGTTTTGTAGATATTGTGCGTGTCGCCAAACCGATCACTCCTCCGGGATTTTGTTTACAAAATGGGCCTTTTGTGATAAAATAAAAGTGTAAAAATCTAACAGGAAAGAGGGTGGGGATATGGGATATGTGGGAACCTATTTTATCGAGGAATTTGAAAAGACGAAAAGAGAATTCGAAAAAAAATATGGATGGACCTTTCCTGACCCGGATTCCGAAAAATACTTGGATGACGTCCGAAAGATGCGGGAAAACCTGCTAGCCCTGAAGGATTTTTACATCCAGGAAAACCGTCGGATGAAGCAAAGCTGGCTGCAGCATCCGGGCGTTTCCCGGCCCCCTGAAACCCCGCAGCAGCTGGAACAGAAGCTGGACGAAATCGACAAGGCCATTGCCTTTTGGGAGAAAAAGGAAGAGGAATATCTGGTCAGGCATATGTCTTTCTTTTCCCAGTTAAAATGGAACTTTAACAAGAATTGGGAGGAAATGCGGGAAAAACGCCGGAAAAAGGTGGAAGCTGCGTCGAAAAATCCTCCCGGCGGAGCCGGGGGATAGAACGCCCTGTCCCCGCTATTCTGGAACTTCCACCGTTGAAACAGAGCGGCGCCGCTGCTCTGCCATATCGAAAAACAGGCCGGGATTTAGCCTCAGAAATTCCTTTCTTGTCAGCCGCAGGATTGCGACTGCCAGATAGGTGTACTGAGAGACTATTTCCCGGCCCTGTCTTTTTTTCTGTTCAGCTCCGCAAGGCCCAAATCCACCTCGTCTTCTTCATTCTGGAGCTCCCGTTGGTAGCCCTTGGCGATCGCTTCCACCACAGCGTCCCGCAGCTCGGAAAACTCCTGTGGATGCATCCGCCCGGAGAAGTCCTGCTCCGTATACATCTTTCCCTTGTCATAACCCATCTCACGGCGGTACAATTCGCCGTCGTTGGCCATTTGGCAGGCAAACCACCGCACGGCTTCAAGCCCTTCCCGGGAGCTCTTCTCCACTGCCTCCAGCGCATTTGCAAGGTTTCCAAATTTATCTCCTACAGAAAACATGACCTCCATCGAATAGTTCAGGAAGATAGGCGTCCCGTTCCAGGTGATTTTTACAATCCGGTTCATTTTTTCTCCTCCAGGCAAAACAAAAAGCAGGAGCCTCGCTTTGGCCCCTGCTTCCTTTTTCCTTTTTTTCAATCTGTCAGGAGCCGGCAGGGGGTTCCTGGACGCTCTGAATAGCCAACTTTTCATCAATCCATTTCCGTGCCTCGGCGTCCGTATCGAACAGCTTCGTCACCCTCCAATCCGTGTTGTCATCTGCAAACACAGTAAAGGTGGTGCTGGTGGTTTGAAACGTAATGGAGCCGCTTTTCGTCTGTGCGTTGTCGTTTCCCAGCGCCGCACGTACCTTAGGGTAATAATAACCCTCGTATGCCTTTACTCCCTTGCGCATCAGCACCTTGTAGTATCCCAGGGAGCCCGTGGGCGCGTTGTCTCCTGCCTTATATGTGACAGTATTATCCTCCGAAACGGTACATCCATAAATCTCCGCCGCCACGGCCGCGTCCATGTCGTCTGTCTCCATTGCGATTGTTCCGCTGGAAAATTCAGAAATCTGTTCTGCCAGAGCGTCATCCGCATACAGTTCCCCGCTGGCCATGTTGACGGTGAGGTTGGCGCTCACCAGCTTGCCGATGATTACGCCCTTTTCTTTTTCCTTTCCCTTAAAGCAGGGGTAATTTGCTCCAAACTTTGCCATTGCTATCAGCCCTTTCTCAGTTTGCTTTCCACATAGTTTCGATAAATTTTCTCGGAGGCGTTCACGGCTTCCTCTGCGTGCCGCTCGTTTGCCGTTTTGATGAAAGGCCTGGCGCTCTGTCCCTTCTTGCCAAACTCGTTAATAAAGCCTATTTCCGCCTCTCTGACAGACGTGTTTCCACGTTTTCTGCTTCCCCGCGGATAAATGGAAACAGAGCGCCCGTCCTTTGTACGGCGCGGTTTTCCCCGTCCGATGGAGCTCTGCATAATCCCCGTGTCCTTCACGCCGAAAGCTTCGGCGCTGGCCTTCTGAGCGGCCTCGATGATATCCGCCTGCGCCTCGATCATCTCGTCCAAAACAGCGTCCGGTATCTTAGCTATTTCATCCAGGCTCAGGGAAAATTCCTCCAGCCCGTCAATTCGAAAGGTCGCCATTTTCCAGCCCTCCTGCCGCCTCGCACTCGAACACAATATGCCTTCCGTCCTTATCGTCTGCCGTAAAGGTCTCCGGCCAGGTAAAATCCGCGTCGAACAATGCCTTCTGAACGCGCCTCCGCATCCGGGAAGTGTTTTTTGACAGCGGGGCGTAGTAGTGCACCTGAATCAGGTATCTTTCGTGTCCGGGCTCATCGTCGGCAAAATCGCTTCCCAGGGAAACGTACTGGAAGACAATATATTCTGTGTCATTTCCCTGGAAGACAGCGAAAGCTAACGGCAGCCCCAGCGCGGAGAGGGCGGAATACAACCGTTCTTCAATGGTCATCGCGCCTCCACCTTTCTTTGCACCTTGAGTTCCAGCCACCGGTTCCGCTCTTCCACATTGTCGATGCTGACGATCTCAAAGGGCCGGCTGTCTCCCTTTTTGAACACAAGGCACTGTTCTGTGATTTTGGGAGAATACCGCATGGTGAGGGTTGCAGGTTCGCGCAGCTGAAGCTGCATGGTCTCAAACACTTCTGTGCCGTGGGCGTTCACCCACTTCACACGGACCTCACGGCCCTCTCCAAACACATTTCTCTCCTCTTCCACGGGGAATCCCATGCCGTCCGTACTCCGTACGGTATGTTTGAAGGCCACCGGTGTTCTCAGTTCCCCCGGATTTGCGAACTTGCTCATGTGACCTCCTCTGCATTTTCAGCATATCTCAGCTGCAGCACAAACGCATCTATCATAGCCTGCGCGTTGGTCTGAGCCGCCGCCTGATAGGTTCCCGAAAATCCCATTGCCCGGTTTTCATAGTACATGGAGGCCAGCTCCAGCAGAAACAGGTCGTACAGAGGATTGTCCGGAAAGTCCGGTATTCCCGCCGTGTGCGCGGAAACCCGTGCTGCCCGAAGATAGATCGAAACGTCTTCTTCATCGTCAGGAAGCAGGTTGAGATGTTTTTTGAACGCCGCGTCAGTCACCATCTGGTTTCCTCCGTTTTGCCGTTCTCTTCACCGGATTTGTAACATCCGCCCCGCCGTTTCCGGAAAGCTCAGGCTGTGCGGCTGCGGGAGCGGTCAGGAATACCGCGGAATTCGCCTGAACCCTTGTCAATTGCGGGCCATTCTCCGGCTCATCCGAATGGCCCGCCGTCATTCCCCCGCCGCTTTTTTTGCAATTCTGAACGCGCTCTTCATGCGGATCTGCTGATCGCCCCATGCGGTGAATACAAAGTAGTACTCGCCCTTGTCCACATCCTTGTCCGTCTCATAGATGGACCCAATGTCATAGTTGATGCCGTAATAACTGAAGTCTCCTACCACCGGGACAGTCGCCTTGTCGCAGAAGACCACGGGAATCCCCAGAATCATGGCGGGCTTGTCGGTGAACAAAGCCTCCGCTGTGTTGGTCAGGGAAGCGATCATGTTGTAGTAATCCGCTTTGCGCATCACCACACGGGCGTTGACGGAGTACTTGTCCGCCAGATCGGCATACGCGGCCACAATGGCCTCATACAGGGTTTTGCCCTCCACCGCCTTGATCGCAGAGCCATTATAAAAGCTCATGTGGGCATGTGCCGTGTCTGTGGCGCAGGCTTCAGCGGGCAGGAAGGCGAAGTGTTTCTCACGGTACGCCAGCGCGGAGCGCAGGTTTGTTTCCACCGCCGTTACCAGATCGGTCTCCGTCCCATGCAGCACGGTGTCCTTTACAACCGCCTTCACCTTCATTTTGAGGCGGCCATAAGAAATAGAATCGCCCTGGGTTTCGATCTCGTTGGCAGTCTGCTTGTCGGTTACGTCCCCGATGTCGGCGTCTGCAATGGTAAAACCAAGCTTCGGCTCCTCCAGCCCGGAGATGTTTGTTACCCGGCAGATCCCGCGCAGCGGGTTGTCCTGCTCCGGCTCCATCAAAAGATCGGTAGAAATGTTCTTAGGCAGCAGCTTTTCACCGCTTCCCAGGTCTCCATCTCCGGCGGGGATTGCGCCCAGGCCCTCATAAACCTTCTGTACATTGCCCTTCAGAGCGTCGCGGTAGAAAATGCCCTTCGCCCGGATCAGCTGTGCTTTTCCGCCTTCTTCTCCGCAGTTCTCGCGGGCGTTTTCCTCTCTGCACTTTTCGCGGACGCTCTCTTTTTGAACTGCCTCCATCGTGTCATGCTCGGCTTTCAGCATGTCGTAGCGGGCCTGCAGTTCGTCGCGGTGTGCCTTTTTGGCCGTGATGTCGCTCATCTGCACGGCAGGGTCGGCTCCTTTTTCAGCAATCCATTCAGCGTCCGCCTGAATCGCAGCAGAGAGGCCGGCCAGCTTTTCCTTCATTTCGAACAGCGTTATTTTTGCCATTTTTTTCATCCTTTCAAAGTTTGTTTATTGAAACGAGTTAAAATTTTCTCGTTTTCTGCCAGCAATTTCTGTCTTTCCTTGCGTTCCTCCGCACTCAAAAGAGCCTCATGGCATCGTTTGCTCAGTTTTTCCAGAAGCTCTGGCTCCAGGTCGGATTCCATGAGTACGGTAAAGGCGTCCCACGCATTGGAAAACGCCTTGGTAATCCCGGCGGCCCTTTGTGCAGGAACCGCCACCAGGGAAAACTCAAAGGCGTCTGTGGGCTCTGTAATGATTCCATAGCAGTTCTTTCCGTCGTAAACCTTCCCTTTTTGATGATGTTTTTGGCATTCCCATCCTCTCATTTCTGCGCCGCAAACCGAACATACAACAGGTTTTGCCGCAAATCCTACGGAAACCTCCTTTAGAATTCCGGCTTCGATCTTTTCAATCATGCTCCTGGTTTCATCATTGCGCAGCATGTAGGCGCTGCCTCTCAGATATCGATACGGCGCCCCCAAACTGTTCCGTTTCCCTGTTTCTACCACTTCACAGCGGTATATCCGGGCAACCTGGCCTTTTGCAGTCCAATTATGATCGAAAATCCCGGTTTTTCCCACGTATAGCTCTGCCAATTTATGCAGCGCCTCATCGGAAATTTGTTCCATGTCCCGGTCTATCTCGTTGTCGCAAAGCGTCACCGAAAAGCAATATACCTCTTCTGGTTTAAGCTCGTTCCTGGTAAATTGATGTATCAGTGCAATGTCATTTTCTGCCGTCGCTGTCTGTACCGACGGCTCTTTCGTCTTCAGCATGCTTTCCTCCGTCCTTTCCAGCCAATACGCCCGGCTTTTGTTTTACGGTATACTCTAAAGTTGCCAGATCCTGCGAGATCATCGGCTGGCTTCCAATTCCCCCTTCAAACGCTGGCAGATTTCTCTCCCCGCGAATTTCATCCGGCGTTTTCCAGGCGCTGCGCACAGCCTTATAATCCACCTCTGCCTGTGTGGCGGCGTCTGCCCTTAAAATACTGTCCATGTTAAATTTGAAGCGGAGCCCCGCTTTCCTCTGTTCGGATGTCAGCAGTTTTTTGTTCAGCTCCTGCTCGTATGCCGTCACAATGGGGAGCATAGTGAGCATCAGGAATTCCAGCATCTGCTGCTCCTGTGAAGAAAAAGAAGTGTCGGAATAATCGCCCAGCAGGTGAGGGGGGATGTTATACACCATCGCCACTTTCGACCTTGTGATCTTCTCTACCTCAAACAGCTTGCTGTCAATGGGGGAGAGGTTCAGGGTTTTTGCCGTCACTCCTGATTCCAGCAGCAGAATATTTCCGGAAGTTTCCCGGTATGTCTGCATGAAGTCGGCGATCATCCTTCTCCTTTGGTCCTCTCCCAGGTTTGCCGGAGCCTCCATCACAGCCTTTGCGTTCACACCTTGTTTCAGCTGCTCCACGGAAAAGCTTTGGATGTTTTCTGAATAATCCAGCGTGTCCTGCAGGACGGACACGGGATTTACCCCCGTGTATCCGTTTACCGAAATGAAAGGGACGTGCAGCACATGGTAGCTGTGCACCAACATTTCTTCACCGTTTTCCGGTGTAATCCGGTACCACAGTTCCCCGCTGTCTGTGTCCAGTACCGGCCGTACGCGCTGGGGGTCGAGCACGTCAATCCGTTCCAGCCGCCCGTCCGGTGCGTAAGCTTTCAGGGCATAGGCGTTTCCCGCCGTGTCTCTGCAGGCCTCCATTGTCTTGAAAAACTGGCAGCTCGTCATATTGGGATTGGGGGAGAAGCTCAGAATGTCATTCAAATCATCCCGCAGCGGCGCGGATCCGCTGTAGAGCTGCACAGGCATGGCCGACAGCGCGTTTGATATCCGGGACACCGCCGAAAACAGCAATTCACTGTTCTTCAGCGTGTAATCTCCCCGCTTCCAGAACACCGGCCTGCCGCCCTTAAGCTCCCGCTTCTGCGGCGTGTCGCGGCCCAGAAAGCTCTTTAGTCTTGCTATAAATCCCATAGTTTTCCCCTCCTTTCTTTTGCCTCTCAGGGCAAGCTGATGATAGTTGACAGGCTTTTTTCCGGCGAAATCGTGCCGGCACTTTTGCGCAGAAGCTCTGTATGCGCGTCCAGGAAAGCCGCAAATCCGTCTATCTTCCGGAATTTGCTCTGCTTTGTGGGGAGGTATGTAGCATTCGGCCCTCTCTTGGTGAGCTTTACGTTCCCCAGATACCAGGAAAAAAGCCTGTTATTGTTGTGGATGACGTTACCGTCCAGAAACCGTTCCTTCAGGTCGTCCATAGGCGCCGTCAGGGTGAGTTCTCCCTGACGCACCTCGTTGAGGATAAAGCCCTTTTCCCGCATCAGCTGTACCAGCAAAAAGGCCTTTGCGGGGTCAAATCCGATGCTGTCAATACAATATTTCTTCCGGCACTCTTCAAACCACTGATAGACCAGGTTATAATCCACATATTCTCCCGGCACCACTGTCAGCCAGCCCTTTTGCACCAAGTATTGCCAATTCAGCTTTTCTCTGTCCTCTTTCACCTTTTTTTCCGGGACCCAGGAATGTTCCAGCAGAAACAAATCTCTGGAAGGAAGCTCGAACTCCAGGCAGGCGGAAGTGAAATCCTCTGTTTCCGCAAGGTCGAACCCGCCGTAACAGGGCTTTCCGAGAAGTTCCTTCTCATCGATTTCCCGATTGTTTTTCAGGATGACCTTGGCGTCCAGGAAGGACAGTTCATCCACATTGGTGAAGACGTTGAGCTGCTTGTTGATAAAATTGCTCCGCTCCGCAGGCACGCTTTTCACTCGTTCCCACTCGTCAATCATGTCCTCTTTGTCCAGCAGTGCGCCCATCGATGGATTGGCCTTTTCCCAGCAGGAAGTGTCCTCCGGGTCGTCGTTTTCATCGATCTCGTCTATGTAGATAAACATGCGGTCAGATGCCCTCTTGGCCACTGCCCCCGTATCGTCCAGAATCTGCCCGCCCAGGATGTAATAATCCATCAAGGGCCCGTCGATTACGCTTCCCAGCGTTGTGATGTAAAGGATCATCGGCTGCCGCCGTTTTTTGGTTTTTCCCTTGATGACATTGAGCAGCTTGTAATCCCGGAACTCGTGGATTTCATCGAACACGCCCATGTGCACATTCTTTCCGTCCAGATTTTTGCTGTCCGATGCAAGCGGCTTAAAGAAGCTGCTTGTCCGGTCAAAAAACATTCCCTGTTTTGTAACCCGCACGTGCTTTGACAAAATCGGGCTGGCCAGAATTTGATTGGAGCATTCATCAAAAACTGTCCTTGCCTGGTCTTTAGCATTTGCGAGGCAGTAAACCTCGGCGCCGCGCTCGCCGTCCTTTGTAAGGCTGTAAGCAGCATTCCCGGCAATCATGGTGGATTTCCCATTTCCCTGCCCCACAATGATGAGGCCTTCCCGAAATCTCCTGTATCCCGTCTGTTTCGATACCCAGCCGTATAAATTTGCTTCCACAAAATGCTGCCACGGCAAGAGCGTGGTCTTTTTGTACGCGCCTTTGGTCGGAACTAAAAATTCCTCGATAAAACGGATGGGCCGGTATCCCAGTTCCAGGTCAAATCTCCAGGGGTAATTCTCGTCTGCCTGCATGGAAAGCTCCGATAAAAAACGGCTGCAGGCCTGGATCCGCCGTTTTCCGGAAACAATTCTTCCCTCTGTGACGTCCTTGGCATACCGGTATGCTTTCGAATTCCTGACTTCCTCAGAAACTGTCGAACGGGTCATCCTCATCACCGGCCTCTGCGCCTAAAAAACCATGAAGCTGTTTCATTACGGCGAGAAAGTTCTTGGTATAGGACACATGCAGGTCTGCTGCCGCTGTCTTCTTTTTTCCCTTTTGGTTCTGCCCATTCTGATAATCTTCCTCGTAGCCTTTCATCGTGATGTCCTTTTCCAGCCTGTCTATTGTGACGCCCAGAAAGGCCGCCCTGGCAAGCTCCTTTCGGGCAAGGTTCAGCTTTTGCTCCGGTGCGTTTTCAAACAGCTTTAAAAGCCGGCGGTATTCTCCGCGGATTTCCTTATCGTCCGGCAAATCTCGAATAAATTTTTCCCCCGCTTTTGTCATCGTTTTCCGCCTCCCTTTCCAAAACCATTGTGTGGGAACACCCCCTATGAAAAACCCCTCTCCGTCCCAAAGAAGGAGGGCACGCGGTTACAAAATCGCTGTGCGCCGACTTTTGGGGTAGGGGGGGGACTCTTCCTCTCTTCAATCTCTCCTGGCTATTCAACCCACTTTCATTCTGCCACACCGTCACGCACACGAATCACTCTAATTCCTTTCGGTGTGCAGTCCCGTCGATGCTTCGTCTGCTCATGACACTGCCAGCATAGGCTCTGCAGATTTGCAAGCTCCAAGGCGAGGTCTGGCCTCTCGTCGACTGGGAGCAGGTGATGCACCTCGGTGGCTGTTGTGACGTGTCCTTTTTTTAGACACTCTTGACACAAGTAGCAATCCCGCTGTAATGCCAGTTTCCGTAAATGACGCCATGTCCTGCCATGATAGAAGCCCTGCTCTTTTAGTCCCGGCTTTTTTATCATGCCTTTTTACCTCTCCTTTTTTTCTAAGGCTTCACATTCTCCAGTGCGGCCGCATATTCTTTCTTCAGGCGTTCCAGCTGTATTTCCTCCGCTTCCGTCCTTTGCTTCTTCCGGCAGATCGCCTGAATCTGCTCCCCCAAAGCCATCCGCACCAGCCGTGCGTGAGGGCACCGCGGCGCAGAGCAAAAATGCACGCCTGTTCTGATAAATTCATCATGAATACATTTACCTGGCAACGGGCACAACATGGCACCGCCTCCTCTCAAACTGATATACAAAAACAATTCACCCCGCTATCCTGAACCAGGAAGGGAGGTGAACCAAATGCATTTAGAAGAATTGCTGTCCTGTAGCCAGTCTCACAATCTCCTCTATGCAAAAGAGGTGCTGAATCTGGCTCTGGAACAGGGCGACTTTCCACCGGACGCCTACCGTCTGGCAGCTGAACGGCTCCGGGTAACATACCTGGCCCTGCGTCAAGGTCTTTCCCGGATAGCTCCGATACTCTGGGAAGCAGGCTCCGGAATCTTCCATATAGCGGGCACGGCGTACCCAGGCCCTAAAACCACGCTGAAGAAGCTGGCTGCGGCGCTGTCAGACGGAAAGATCATCACCTGAGACGAAAAGAAGGAGGGCATTTCGCTCTCCTTTTTTCCATCAAAAAAGACGCTCCGGAAATCCCGAAACGCCTGATAAAACCTAGATTATTTTTAAGAAAACACTTGACTTGCACGTTATAACGTGCTATAATTAAAACATAGAAAAGAGGTGATAACCATTGAAGTAAAAGACATAATCGGAATTGTCCTCACAATCTGGGCGAACATCATAGCCACGATTGCACTGGTACACAGTATCAGAAAGGACAAAAGAAAAACCGCCCCCAAGCATCGCAGCAGAAGGAAGCGGTAATCCGAAGGGGAAAGGGGCTGGAAACAGCCCTAAGTACCTTCGTCTTTATCATAATGGGACATCATGAAAAAGTCAACCTTGTATGCTTTAATTTTCACCGCGCTGTGTGTTGCCGCCGGATGGATCTGGTTTGAAAGCGTTGGAATTTATTTTCTGGCGGCGGCCGCTATATCGGCTGTAGCAGCGTTGATTACAGCAATCAGAAAGGGGAGATCCGATGAGTAACCTGAGAAAAATCAGGCTGGAAAGAAAGCTGTCCGTGATGAAGCTTTCCGAAATCTCCGGTGTTCCGCGCCGTACGATACAGGATTTAGAAGGCGGGAACGATGGCCGCGTTTCGACCATGATAAAACTTGCCGACGCTTTACGCGTGACATTGGATGAACTATGCAGGGAGGCCGGGGGATAGTCCCCGGCTGTTTTTTCTTCCAGCTTATACTATAGCACAGAAGGAGTATCAATTACTATCAACTCTTTTAACGCTCGTCCGTGCAGGATGCAGACCCATTGGTAACTGTAGTGCATCCTGACAGCAATTTCTTCCCAAGTCAGTCCCGCCAGATACCGATACTCCAGCAGAACGCGCTGCGCCCCGTCCGGCACCTTTTCAATGGCGGCCTCAATCTCCCGCCGGACAGCCTCCCTCTGGAGAATCTGTTGTTCGATTTCCGCCGCCGCGTCCGCGATCCGGGCCACGGCGCCAGATAGCCTGTCCGGGTCTCCGGAGCTCTGTACCCTGTCGGGGCGGATCGCCTGGGTGATCTGTACGGCCTGTTCCCGAAGCCGCTGCAGCTGCGCCCGTTTCGCGTCGATGCTCTGCCCCAGGTCACGGTACCGGGATAAGTACTCCTTTGGTGTCATGCCGCCTCCTGCCGTTTCCTGCACATCTTGATTTTCAGCCGTAATTCTGTGAGGATATCCTCCAGCCCGGAAATTTGAGCGTCAACGTTCATCCCGCGATGTTTTCCACTATTTGCCTTCAGCAGGGAAATCTTTACCTGAATCCGCTGCATGTCCTGCAGGCATTCCTCTTCCATTTTTTTGTAGTCCATTCGTTCTTTCCTCCCATTCGTCGCAAAATCCATCCGGCTCCTTGGTAGTCAAATAATTCTGGCAGATAGGCTTGTCTATGTCGCATTGGTACCAATCGCAGGAGCCGCAGCACTTGACCCCATACCTCTCCGCCAGCTCAAACCAGCTGCACACCTCCCGCCTGATCTCTTCCGGAGTGTCTTTATGGTCGCACCTGTCCCGCATAGGGCAGCAGCTGCAGGGGCTCATGGTCAATCTGCTCATCAGAGTTCCAATTCCCCGTATTCGCTGGGCATAAATTCATAACCGGATTCCGTATCTGTGTGGCTGTTATCTCCGCAACCGTCCCCGTTTTGCAGATTCTTATAGTGCACAGTCCCGTTATCGTCTACCAATAGGCTGTCGTGACGGTCACTACCCACCATGTGAACTTTTCCAGTTTGCTTGTCTCTTATGTATAAATCAATTAAACTCATTTTCTTCTACCTCTTATCCAAAGTTATAACTGGCATCAAACTCTCCGACATTTATGTCGGGAACATCATTCGGACTCATTGCTTTCCTCCTTTGGTGGTTCTGGAAGTTCCATAATGGTGGGGGCTTTATGAATATGCCTTGAAATCATTCCTATTGTAAAAGGGGCAACATCATTTCGAATTGCGTCCCATAGTGCATCCGCATCAATCAACCGCATTTTCGTTCCCTACCTCCTGAATAAATGGGTTAGAATTTTGTCTTTGTCTATGTACTCAGCCATTGTTCAGTACCTCCAATCTCTTTTTCAACTCTGTCCAAGCCTCATCTGTGAGAGGACGGCCACAAAATGGACAAAAGCTGATTGTTTTACCTTCCCAGCCATAATACTTATCAAAGTAGTAAATAGAATCTTCATGCACTCTGAATTCATGCGGCATTCCATCTTCACATTTCAAACGTCCATCCTGAACGCAACGCTCACAGCTGGGCCATTTTGTATTGTCGATCATGGTTTTCGGCTCGTTCTTCTCTGCTTCCTCCTGGGCGCGGAGGACTTCAATAGCAACGCCAGCAGCGTCGTATAACGATTTATTTTCTTCGTTCAAACTGGAATAGTCGATTTCGTTACCAAGTATGGGGTCAAAAAGCATCATCTCTCGTAACTTTACCATTTCCATTGCTGCTTCCTGTCTAGTCATTTTAAACTCTCCTTTAATTAATTATGTTTCCTCTTGCGTCATATTTCAGCGGTACATCTTTGATATCCAGCAATATTTTGTAGGCTTTCAAAAGCATATCCAAGTTGAAATAACCGAAATGGCATTCTTCCACTGGAATTTCCAGCTTTTCCGCCAACCATTCATAAAGATCATTCCGCTTCTTATGGGCCTTCGGCTTTCCTCTCCACTTGCTGTCAAATATCTCGTGACACATTACCTTTCCTTTTCTCATTCTGGCATTTGCCAACACTCCGAATGCTTCACGTGGTCTGCCTTTATGGGTGCCTACAAACGCGCCGCATGCTTGACATAGATAACAATATCCGCTCCCGTATTCTCTGCCGTATATTACAGAATTCGATATATATACCACAGGGCCGCCACAGAGATTACACACAGTTGGATGCAAATTAACCATCGTTTTTCCCTTCCAATTCCTTATCAAACAGAGTGGTTTCTTCCCATTTGTTACTGTTTTCATTCTCGATTTTCTTCCTCGCTTTCCCGGCGCTCTCCATAGCTGCAAAAATCGTTATCTCCGAATATACCTCCCTCATCTAAATCGTGATGGAGGCATTTGGGCTTATACTTACACTCCCCGCACCTGATAATCTCCGCATATTCCACCAGTTCCACGCCGTCTTTGGGAATAATGTTCCGGGAAGATGCATTCTCAAAGGCTTTTCGGCTTTTGTACATTCGAGGTTTATTCTGGGAATCACAAATACTTTCCCGCCCTTTAAATGCGATCAGTATTGATTCTCCACGTTTTATGTAATTCATTCCGGCACCACCACACTTTCCGCGGGAGCCATCATATAAAGCGCTTTGTCTATCTCTATCTCTGTTGTAGTCGCGCCATTACAATCGCCATTCAAAGGCCACGACAGCCTAATTTGATAAGCATTTCCACGCTTCCCCCAAATCTCAAAAGACGCAGCGGGACGGATAAACCGCTCTTGATGAACCAGCTTCCAACCGTCATTTTTGAGCACTTCAGCCATCTCTTCTCTGGTTTTGGGTTTTGGCTTGACCTCCCTCAGTGTTTCTTCTCGGGTCATTTTCACGCTTCCTTTCCAATCCCGCCGCAAAGCATTCTCGGAGCTTATTTGTCATCCAGTCCCAACACCCCGTCCGCCGAAACCCCCAGCGCCCTGCAAAGCAGTCCCAGTTTTTCCGCGGTCGGCATGACGCCGTTATAAAAATATTGTTCGATCGTGCTTTGCGATAGCCCGGAATCTTCCGACAGCCTTTGCAGCGTCTTCCCGCTGCGCTCCTTTGCCGCCTTGATCCGGCAGGTGATCTCTTCATGGTATGTCATTTTCGTCCCCGCTTTCTTTTCCTTGAGGCCGTGCGGTCTTTCTCTTTCCCAAGGTTGTTCAGCCCCTTCCTGCTTGCCCGGTAGGTCGTCTGTACCTTGTTCGCGTGCTGCATGCCTTTCATGCCCCCACCTCCCTGACAAAATCAAAAAGGGTTGGCTGTTCAACTTCTGCTTCTGCAGAACGGCAATATTCCACGCCGTCTCGAAAATAATCCGGGTTCAACTCTATCCCTACTCCATACCGTCCCAGCTTTACGGCCGTCTCCGGCACGGTCATCAGGCCCCCGAAAGGGTCAAGCACCACATCGCCCGGATTGGAATACCGCTCGATCACCCGTTCCACAATGTCCAACTGAAGGGGGCATACGTGCATGGTCTGCCGCCGCTGGCTCTGGGCGGTATTTAGCGTCCGCATCCGGTTGATATCGTCCCATATCCAGGGGGACCAGCTGGCGCACGGTGCGGTTTCAAAGGTTTTGGACAATCTCCCAGCTTCCAGCATCGCCTCCGTGTCCTCCACATGGCCCCGGTAGTCATACACCGTGGAGCGGGAAAAGTCCTTGTAGAGCCGCTGGATTTTGCTCACCGGCAAGGCCGCTATCTCCTCCGGGCTCATCCTACGGTCACCGGAGCTTCTCCAGAATCCGGCTGCATCCAGCTGCCACCTTGCCAGGCTGTACTCCGACTTTTCCTTATGCACCGGCACATCCGCATAAGCCTTTCCGGTATCGGAGGGCAGCTTGCGGAACAGCAGGATATATTCCGGGCATCCCACCCCCATCTTGGAGCCGTCCTTGCATTGCTCAGTATATCCAAGACGGTAGGTCTGGTTGTTCTCCCGCACCACATCCGTCAGGATGGTGATCATTCCAAAATATTGGAAGCCGTGCTTCAGGTAGTGCTGGATACAAAGCGCGTGGAACGGCTCCACCGTAGGCATCCCGGTGCCGGTGGCATTTCCAAACAGCACCCGGTCCTTGACATGCACAGCCATAACCCGGCCCGGTTGCAAAATGCGCAGCAACTCCGGGGAGAGGAAGTCCATCTGCCGGAAGAAATGCTCCGTGTCCTGATTGTGTCCGAAATCGTTGTAGCTGGCCGTGTACTCGTAATGGTTGGAAAATGGGATGCTGGTATGGATAAGGCCCACACTGTTCTCCTGCATGTCCCGGACCTCTAGAATACAGTCGTTGTGGATTGCCCGGAAATGCTCCCCCAGAACTTCTTGCCGCTCCACCCCGATAGACCGGGCCAGCTTTGCCGCACGGTTGGTGCCGGCCAATCCGTACTTTCTCACGATCTCTGCCATTTTCCCTGTCATTTCATTGTACTGAGCCCATTTCCGCTGCAGAGCCTGCAACACCTCTGCTTCCGTGTCCAGATAAATGATATCGATGACCACTTGACCGGCCTGTAAAAAGCGGTAAATCCGGTGGATTGCCTGGATAAAATCATTGAACTCAAAATCAATTCCCACAAAGATAGCCCGCTTGCAGTGACGCTGAAAGTTACAGCCGCTTCCGGAAAGTTCTTTCTTGGTGGCCAGGATCCGGAGCTTGCCGTCTGCGAAATCCGCACTGGCTACAGCCCGCGCTTCTGGATCTTGTGTCCCATAGATTTCCGCCGCTTCCGGCAGCTGTTTTTTGATCTCCCGGCGCTCCGCTTCCAGGTCGTGCCATAGGATGAAATGCTCCTCAGGATTGTCGTTCACGATCTCTACAGCAGCTTTCACCCGGCGTTCCACACTCTCCCGTTTAATCTTTGCCGCGGCTGTAAGCCCTACTGCCGCCTCCTCATACAAATGTGCCTGTCCATCCCGATCTGTTGTCACATTCACTGCAGTAGTCAGCTTGTGATACCTCACTTCCAGAGGTGGAAGATCATAGCCCTCATCGCTGTAGCCAAGATCAGAGGGCTTGTTGATGTACAGCGCCCAGGATGATACCCAAAGCCAGAACTCTTCTTCCTTGCCTGGATACAGGTTTAGATTATTTGCCTTGGTACTGTCCCGTTTGAAAAATCGAGTAAGGGCCTGTCCGGTGTCCATGACCTCCAGGTACCCGGCATAATGGATCAGCTCCTTATACTTGTTAGGCGCAGGGGTGGCTGTTGCCACCAGCTTGTATTTTACCCCCTTGAATTTTCTCAGAAACTCCTGATAGGTTTTGGTACCATATCCACGCAGCACGGAAGCCTCATCCAAAGAGGTGGCTGTAAATTCCTGGGGATTGATATCCCCGTCCCGCACCCGCTCATAGTTGGTCAGATAGATGCCGCTGCCACCCGCATCTTCCATATGCCGGATGTACTGGGGCGCTTCTATGCCCAGCAGCTCCACGGCGTCATGGATAAATTCCGCCCGTACCTCTAGAGGCATGACGATCAGCGCCCTGCCTCCCTTATGCTTCAGCACCAGCCGGCAGTATTCCAGTTCCTGGACGGTCTTGCCCAATCCGAACGCTTCAAACAACGCCCGCCGCCCGCCTCTCACCGCCCAACGTACCGCATCCCGCTGATGCGGCTTCAGGTTGTGGTTGACTTCCTCTTCTGGAACCTCAAATCCCGTTTCCGGCGCGATATCCATTTTTCCTCTTAAAAACTCAATGTATTCCATCGTTTTCCCCTTGCCTTTCTGTGCCGCTTTCCACCACGACCGTTACTCCCGGGGTTTCGGAAAACCTCTTATGTACCTGCAGCTCAACCACCTGCGCGTCGTCCTTGTAGGCCAAACCGTTGAGCGCGTCGCAGATAATCTTTGCCACGTTGTCGGCGTCCGGTTTCTTCGTAGGCTTTAAGGCGCCGGTCAGCATCTTCACACGCTGGGCTTTGCTGGCGCTCTTGGGGATGGGGTAGCAGGCCAGTACCGTAACGCTCACGGCTCCTTCCGCTGGGACAACTCCTATCGCAGCCGACCGGTACTTGACCCGCACCAGCTTTTCATAGGCTACAGTGTTTTGAGGCGTGTAGGTACGGCTCTTTGCAAACCTGGGCCGTGCTTTGCCCTGGGGCGGTCCGGGGACTGTAAACTGTATCTTCATAGGGAATATCCCATCCCTTCCAGAATTTCAGGCAGTTCCCGACAGAGCGCCTTTGCCTGACGGATGTCCAACCCTGTCATCCCCCTCATCCCAGATATGACAATCCCCTTCCGGTCATTATCCAGTAGGTATTTCAGTCCCAGCGCACCGCTTTCAATGGCCAGAATCTCCGGATATCTGTTTTCCAGCGCGTACGCTTCCAGGTCGGTCATAGCAATCCTCCTCTATCAGAACGGCCAGCTTCCTGATCCTCCGCTCATATTCCTGATTTGTCAGGTTCATTTCCTGCAGCTTCCGCTTCTCTGCCTCGTAAAAAAGCCATTTATCCATATCGCGTCTCCACCTCTGAAAAGCTGTGATACTGAGGCTGCCAGCGGTATTTAAAAATCCCCGGCCTGCCGTGGCGGTTCTTTTCCAGGTACAATTCCACATCGGCCCAGGCGTCCCCGGATAAGTTTTTCCCCTTCAAGTCCTCGGGGATCAGGAAGCCCACATAGTCGCAGTCCTGCTCGATGTCTCCGCTCTCCCGCAGGTCCGTCAACGACGGCTTTTTACTGGCCCGGGATTCTATCTGCCGGTTCATCTGCACCAGTTCCACCAAAGCGATTTTCTTTTCCAGCGCCAGCTGTTTGAGCTGGTTGGATACTTCTCCCAACGCCTTGAAAGCGTCCTTATAGGCCGGCCGCGCCATCAGTCCCAGATGGTCCACAAAAACCACGTCTGGCTTCCACAGGTCCACAAAGTGCCTCACCCTTTTCACAGAGATTCTGGGTTCCTGCACAAAGCTGATCCGTCCGGCGTTTGCAAAGTTCTGCAGGACCTTCTCCATTCCCCGCAGCTCCTCCTCGGTCAGATCCTTGTCCCGAATCCGCTCCCCGTTGATCCGGAGCAGGGAAGACGCCGCCCGCTGCATCAGCTGCAGGTTTGTCATTTCCATCGAAAAATACAGGACTTTTGCACCGCGCTTGCCCATCCTAAGGGCAAGGTTCAGGGCGAAATCAGTTTTTCCGCTTCCGGGGCGGGCTGCCAGAGCAAATACCGTGCTGCGCATGAATCCGCCGGTGGCACTGTCCAAAAAGGTAAGCCCGCTGCGCACCGTCTCGCTGCGTTCCCTGTCCCGCAGCCAGGCCTCCAGCTCCCTGGCCACATCCCCAAAGGATTTGATGTTTTGCTGGCTCCGGCATTGCAGCAGCTTTGTGTGCTCCTCCGTCAGTTCCCGCAGCTTCTCCAACGTTTCGTCTGCGCTGCAGAGGTCCGTTCCCAGCTTCAGCAGGCTGTCCTGCAGCTTCTGTATCTGCCAGTCGTCCTGCACAATCCGGATATATTCCTCAAAGTGGGACAGGGCGGGGACGTAGTTTGCCAGCTTCAGGATGGTCTCCTTCCGTTCCGGCAGTTCCTGGATCAGCAGCACCCCATCTATGGATTTCCCCTGCCAGTACATGTCCGTCATCTTTCGGAAAATCTCCTGCAGCACCTCCCGGGAAAACATCTCCGGGTCCAGGGCGTCCACTGCGGTCCGGGCGCATTCCTTGTCCAGCATTGCCCCTCCGATCACCGACATCTCCGCTTCCACACTCAAAGCTATCCCTCCTTATCCGTCCTCCGCCATGAATTTCCATCGGGAAATTCTGGAAAGAAAACGGACCCCGTTTTCTTTTTCTCATGGCACCAAATCCTCCCAGCTTTGTCCTGGTTTAAACTCTACCGGGTGGTCTGGCATCCGCTCTTGGGATATCGGCGTCTCCGGGCTGTCCTCAAAATCCTTCAGGGGGAAAAGCCCCTTCCAGCTGTTCAGGATAGACCTCTCCAGGCATTCCCGCTGATACCGCTCCTTGTCCCGGATGCCGTCCGAAAACTTCTCCAGCTGCGTGACCACGAGCTGCTTTGCTCTTTCTGTCAGCGGCGCCTTGATCCGCGCCCGCATCTGTTCGAAGTCCCGGAGCGACTTCAGCAGTTCCCCATTGCTTCCCGCATATGCGTCAAATGGGTCTAAGGGGGATATAGGGGGTTCTTTTTCTTTCTTCTTCTTTTCTTTTCCTTCTTCCTTTGTTGCCCTTCGAGTGCCGCTGTGGCCTTCCGGTTGACCGCCCTCTGGGTGCCACTTGGGTTCCCTTTCGGGCTCCCCGCTGGGTGCCCGCATTTGGAAACGATCATAGTTATTTACAGTAAACACGCCGTATTTGGAGGTTGCGTTGTGTGCCACCTCGCCTGTCTTGATGAGGTGCCGCACAGCCGTGCGGACTTCTTTTTCCGACAGCCCCAATTCCTGCCCAATTTTTGAAAAACTCGAAACCCTCTGTCCGCGCTGGACTTTAATGCCTTTCCAGGACTGCTCTTCGTGGTTTGCGGTAAGCAGTAAATGCAGGAAGACTCGCAGGGTGTTGGCGTCGTCATACCATTCCCAGAAAAGCAGGGAGCGGTATACCTTTATGTACCCGCTTTCCAGCATCCCTACACCTCCAGCCGAATTTGCTCAAACTCAGAAGGTATGATCCGGACCCGCCTGTCATAATTTCTGACATGAATCACCGCCTCACGGCCTTCCGCTCTGGCCAGATAGATCCGCAGCGCCGCCGTTCCTTGCATGATGGCAACAATCCGGCTGTCGGCCTCATTCAGAAACTGCCGCATTTCAGCAAGACTGTCTGTAAGCCAATATCCTCTGGCCCCGGACTTAGCCATAATCCATACCCCGCTATCAGCAAGCAGGATAGGCCGTATCCGCTCGATCTCTTTCCGGTTCTCCCGGTCCGGCAATCCTGTGAGCCTTGCCAGCTCCGCACGGGAGACCGCGTTTTCCTTTCCTTCCGGGATGTAGTTTTCTATTTGCATGGTTATTTCCTCCAACCCAGCTGCTCACACAGATAGTCGTCCAGCCGAATATAGGCCATATGATATTTAGAGTCAAAGGTCTGCTGCCCCTTGCCGTGGGCTTCGCTGTGGTGTCCCCTGCACAGGGGCTGAACCCGTTGTCCCATATGATGGATTTTTCTGCGGTCCCTTCCGGTTCCCACATGATCCCATTCGTGGATTTCCGCCTTTTCTCCGCAGATGGCGCAGCGGCGGTTCGCAACACAGGCATACAGGTATCTTCCGATATCCTCACACCGATTCAAGAGGGTGTCCATACACGGAATTCCGTTTTCCACGCAAAGCTCCACCAGCCAGTCTATAAAGTCCCGCGCTGTGGTCATATCGATGGTATTGTCGGAACGGGAGGCCAGGCTGAACAGATCGATACCAGCCAGTCTGCAATAATGCTGTGTGAGCTGTCTGCGCACGTTATCGGGCGTTGTGGCAATCAGATAGTTGAGCTGCATGGAGCGGAGCGTTTCGTTAAAAGCCAATTTCTTTTTGTCAAATCCGTTCACCCATTCAGCGATATCTCCGATCAAAGCAAATATTTTGTTACGCTGGGCCGGGGATAGCTCCCTACCATCGTGAAGATATACCTCGCATTCGATGATGTTCCGTCGTTCCAGCAGCTTCCCGTCCTGGAATGGTGCCACAATCGTGAGCGCCTCTCCGTCATAATTTTGAATGTATCCCCGGATCATAGCCGCACGGTGGTCTTCTGTGGCTCTGGCGCGACGTCTTCCGCTTCGTCCGCGGTGGAAAAGCCCATCAGAACCTCCGGACAGTAAGTTCGAGCAAAGAAAGAGGCTGCCCGATATTTCAGCATCTGCTCCGGCATGGTCTTCCATTTAGACCCATTCTTCCCGAGCCAGCCTTCGTCCATAGCCATCTGCATCGTTACGGTCGTTCCCGTCAGCTCCTGGCCGTCAGATTTACGATAGGCTCTGCAGTATACGCCCCAATCGTCTTGGCCTGGTACACCGACGGTGATGAAATCCAGATCCCCGGTAAATTTTCCGGAACCGTTCACCAGGGCGATGCAAGCCTGGCCTGCCCAGGACGGGCGGCCCTGGACCACCACCAGATTCTGCATGACCAGCGTAGGGGACACCCCCATGCGTCCGGACAGTTCCAGGGCCACAAAACAGTTGTCCGGATTTCGCTGATAGTCCTTCGGGATCATTGTGCTGTTGGCATATATTTTTGCCAGCTTATAGATATTGTTCAGCAGCTTGGCATTCTCCGCCAGGTTGTTTGTCTGGGAAAGGACGGCTTCCGAATGCTCCACCGTCTGTGGAATCTCAGATAGTTCCTGCTGTTCCTGTAATTCCGTCATTTTATCGTTCATTCTATTTTCATCCTTCCGTGTCGTTTTTTCATGGAGGCGTGCAAAATCAGGCACGCCTTAAATTCTGTGGGGTCGATCTTTACGTCATAGAGACGGTATCTCCCTGACTCACATAGCTGTAGGCACCATAACCTTTCGGGCCTTTTCAAACCATTTGCCAGAACCAGGTCGTAATAGGCATTGAGTTGGGCTTTCACAAGATTCTTTTTTATCACGGAATTTGTTTTCAGGTCCACAATCCCATAGGCGCCGTCTACAAACCCCATCCGGTCCAATGTCCCGGCGTAACCCAGATCGACGTCGGCGAGGGCCTTCTCCGTATAGAGCCATTGAACTTCGTGTTCCCGGAGAAACTTGGTGTATGCTTGCACATATCCGGAATAGGCATACTCTATTTCGCACGATCCGGAGGCGTCGATTTCTTGGGTGGCAAGATGAACAGCGTTTCCACGCTCTGCCGCATGATCCAGGATGTACTTATCGATATCTCCGTACACCTCACGGCTCATAAAACGTAGCAGTTCCGAGACAGAGGGGATGATTTTTCCATCCAGCTCATAAACATGGCCATCGTCGTAAAATTTCAGCACGATCTCAAATAGTCGGCCATCTCCCCGGGACAAGAATCGATAAAGTCCCGTTCCGCGTTTTCCACAAGCTCTGGATTCCAGGGAGCCCAGCCCCTGTACCACTGCCTCAATGCCTCCAGTTTGTCCACGTCGCTCACAAAGGCGTCACCGGTGAACAGCCACCAGAGGTACTCGGATTCCTTCTCCTGTAAAAATCCCCGGATGTTGTCTTCTACCTTTGACTCCCGCTTGCAGAAGTCCGATAGGCAGTCACTGCACACATACTGGCCGGATACTGTCACCAACTCATCCGGATGGAACAATTCCTTACAGCCTCCAGCACATTGCACCAATGGCTCGGGTAGGACATAGGCTGTGCTGCCTTCTATGTATTCCATTTGACAAACCTTCCTTTCTCGCTGCTTCTGGTACTTGTCTTCATTTTTCGTTTTATTTCGGACAATGGGCTTCTGAAAAAGATGCACCTTATAGAGGAAGATGCTCAGCCATGTTCCGAAGAATCTCCGTTACCTTTTTGAGTTCTGCGACGGTCAGGTTTTGTTCTTTGCAAAGTCGGTATAAATCGGCAGCAACCTTTGTCAGCCGCCTATCATGTTCATCCCAGCTTTCAAATTCTATCTTTGTACCGTCAGTACGTTTCCAAATTGCCATATGATTCTTCCTTTCCCTTAGAAGTTCCGTATAGTACGATCCGGTTGACAATCTCCTTCATTTCTGCTATCCTTTCTCATGTATAATGTTTCTTTGCCGCCCTTCCGGCCCCCACCGGAGAGCGGCTTTTCTTATTGCTCCGGGTTGTGCAGATAGTCCACCGCCCCCTCCCGCCTTTTCGGCTCCGGCAGCGCCCTGCGCTCCCTCTTGCGGGGCCTGTCCATCAGGTACCCCATCGCTCCCAGCACCAGGCTGGTCAGGCCCAGCGTTCCTAATATGTAAATCATGATAGGTCCCCTCCCAGTTCTCTATCCGCTGCTTTTTCCAGGAACAGCTGCTGCTCCAACGAATCGATGTCCACCAGTTTTTTTCTTCCCACCTGGAAATAAGGCAGAACTCCCGTCAATACGCTTTTCCGTATCAGGTCGTATGTAACCGCCGTTTTCGGATCCTGCTTTTTCAGTTCAAACGCCGCGTGCTTCATATCTCGTAACCGCATTCTTTCACCACCTTTCTCCCATCATTTCCTTTCTTCACGCTCCGGCCCTACCTACAATAGGCATTCATCTTGCTTTCTGTTTTGTAGCTGTACCAATTGTCTTTTGTTCCCGCCCCATCTGTTTTACCTCCCTTCTCCCCCTCCTTTCTCACTCCGCCGGGTCATATAGTCCGAGTAAAGTAATCACTCGCCATATGTTTAAGAAGGTTATAGATATCCACAAAATGTTGTAAACCACCTCTTTAAATTCTCGTATTTAACACCATATATAGTGTTGACGTTTCCTTCCCATAAAGATATAATAATTCCGTAGAAGGGAGGTGAACGAATGAATAAGAGACAAACGAGTCCTAGAGCTGCATCTGCTGCATCAAAGGTATTGCGTGATGGCCGCACAAGTAAAGCCAGTAAAACCGCAGCCGGTAGTGCTTTGTCACAGACACGCAGTAGCAAGAAAAAGTAAATCGTTCTACCAACTGGGCCGGATGTTGCAGCATCCGGTTCAATTTTTTGCTTTGTCACTGGTAGCAAAAAGATCTTTTACCTCCACATCGGGGAAAAAATGCTGTTGAATTATTTGTACTTCCGGCCAGGTAAATTGAACCTTGCCTAATAATCGGTTAGTCAGCGATTTGCTGCACACCCCTATGCTGTCAGCTATCGTTTTCTTTTTAATTCCGCGTTTTGCAATTTCCCCTATCAAAACTGGATAAGTTACCATTTCATTTCACCTCCTTCTTAAGCCGGCTTGTCGTGCGGGGCGGGTGGGCAATTTTTTTGGTCGTGCAGGGTTTGGCTGGCAAGCAGTAGTTGAATGGAATGGTCTACTATCACCTGATTCTGATGATCCAACTTGCACAGATCCTCTGCCATTTCTCTGGCTTCCCTCTTTTTCTTTGGTTGTAACATGGCGTCACCTCAAATCTTATGCTATTTGGGAAATGTCATTTGAAACTTGCAGATCACTTATAGATTTTTCAAGTTCCATTATTTCCTTTTTCAAAATGTCTTCGCTTAATTGTAGACGAGATAACTGGGATTCCTTTTTGAAAAGTTTGCATTGGTATTGTTTGATTTGTCGGCTTATTACAGAATTAATCTTAGGTGGATTGTTTGATTTTAAATACGCACGTTTAATGGAATCGTCCACACATTGGCGGGAAACGCCGTACATATCTGCAATTTCCTGCAAAGTGTACCCCTCTATCCTTAAATTTAAGTATTTCTGCTGTGTAGGTGTCAGCCGAGTTTGATCAATCTGCAGTAAGGAATCTCTCAATTCAGCAAATCGGTCTACTCTTTTTGCTTCGCTTTTCAAATGAATTTTACAGTCGTGGCAAATTACGTCTTTTGAAAGAGTAGGTTCACCACAATATTGGCAGGGAGCGGCTTTCGAATAAGGATTAATCAAACCTGTTCTATAAGCGTGCTGTACATTTTCCTTTGCTGTACACCACTCTAAATTCGTCACATCATTGTTAGAAGGATTGCCGTCAAGATGATTTACCATAGGCAAGTTGTAGGGATTCGGGATGAACGCCTCCGCAACGAGTCTATGGACATAAAAATGTTTTTGCTTTCCAGATACAAAAGCTGTTACACAAAGGTATTTTCCGTCCTTGCCAGTTTTAATTTGCTTTGCCAGTTCCTTGTGGGAACCCTTCATTCTGTAGACTTCTCCAGAATCCGTTACTTCAAATAAGCCTTTATGAACCATACGTGAGCTCAAGGTTTCTCCTCCTTTTGTTTTCATTGCCCACATTATAAGTGATTTTGAAAACAAAGTCAATAGGGTTTGAGTAAAAAAAGTTGGCAAAGAAAACATCAAATTTTTGTTTTCAACGTGTTGACATTGAAAACAGACCTGTTATAATTAAGCAAGATGGAGGTGAAAATGTTGAGTAACAGCCTATCTAAACGATTAGTTAAGATTCGAGAAACACTTAAAATAAGCCAAGATGAATTAGGCACCAAGATAGGAATTTCAAGATTTTCTGTTTCGAACTATGAATCAGGTAAAAGAAATATAACCGAGCGTGTAATTAAAGATATTTGCCGCGAGTTCGACGTAAACGAAGAATGGCTCCGCACCGGCGAAGGAGAGATGTTCGTTGAACTGCCGGAGGGAACCGAATTGGGGAAATATATTGCTGATGTAATTGGTGGAGAGGACGATTTTATTAAAAACATTATCATCTCCTATATGAAGCTTGATGAAAAAAACAAAAAAATAATCCGAGACTTCGTAAAAAGTCTCGGATGCGAGGGTAAGGCATAA